AATGATTCCTGGAGGATACTCTATTAATCACTACCTAACAGACACAGATGCGTTCTATCTAATCACAGACGTGCCAAATGGTATGAAACATTTCGAAAGAGCTCCATTGACTACTAAAATGGAAGGCGACTTCGATACTGGCAATGTAAGATACAAAGCTAGAGAAAGATACGTATTTGGTGTATCTGACCCTAGAGGTATTTTTGCATCACCAGGTGCTTAATAAATAATTTTTTGAGGCGGGACACAATCCCGCCTCAATCATAAAATAGAAAGGAAAAATGCACCCCAAAAACTTCAGAGTTCAAATATTCGCTTATAAACATTATGCAGATTTTATAGTAAACTGCATCGATGCCCCATTAGACATAGAAAATGCTATCATTGACAAACTAGGAAAAGGTGATATAAAATGGGATTATCTTGGAGAAATGCATGATCCAAGAGTAAAAAGAATAACCTATGAGGAGGTTATCAATGGAGGCGATAATGCAACACCTAGGCGACCTGTACACGAAGAAGAAGGGTCTGGATCTGGAGTGGGAGCAGGAACACCTTAAAGAGGGTAGATATACTCTCAACATGGTTAAGATTGACCGAAAAGTTAGAGAAGTCATTAGCCATATAAAACTTGCAGAAGCTAAAAAAGAGCATTTGCAAAATAAGGTAGAAGACGCTGCTCCTCAAGTTTCTGTAGCTACTTAATAAAAAGCTACATCGTTGGAAAAACATCATCCACACTGTAGGCTCTCTTGCACTCAATATAAAACTGTTGTATAAAAGAAATACTAAGATAATTAATTCATAAATTGGTTATTCTTTTCTTAGTAAGAATAACTGGCGCATGGAGGCGCTGATTATATGACAACACATTTTAAAAATGGAGTTACTAACGTAGTAGGAAAAGATGGAGGTTCTTCTGTATTTAGTGGAATCAAACAACCTCTTATTACAGGTGGGTACGAACAAGAACAAGCGTACCAAAACGACTGGCAAATTTACAATGATGAAGATTGGACACAAACATCAACAGGTGGATCTGATTTTCAATTAGCAGAATATGCTGGTGGATGGTTAAGACAAGGAGATAATGCTCCTGCTGCTGGTGAGGTTCAAGGTATTGCAGGACCACAGGTTTGGCAATTCAATGCAAACCAAAAATGGTGGTTCGAAACTAGCATTGCGATAACTGACGTAACTGAGTTAAACACTTGGGTTGGATTCGCTTTAAATGGTTATGCAGATTCTGATACTTTACCAACTGATGGTATTGGATTCTCACACCTACAAGATACAACTTCAATTCAATTCGTTTCTAGAAAAAATGGAGCAGGTGTATCTTTTGATATGTTAGAGTCAGCAGGTGGATCTACTTTTGCTATGTTAGATTCTACTGTACCTACACAAACAGCTACAGTACAAGCTAAACCAACTAACTCAGTTAGATTAGGTTTTGCTTATCAACCAGCTGGAAGTGAGTTAGGTGTTACTGCAAACCAATTCAAATTGTACTTAAACGGAAATCCTGTTGGAGTACAAGCAGCTACAACTGTACCAGATGATATTGCGTTAGAACTCAATATTATGGGTGCACATAAAGGAACAGTTGCTAATCATTTAGTATGTGATTATTTCAACACATTCCAATCTAGAGTGGCTGGAACTGGCGTAAGCGCATAATAATTAATTAGGTGCTCCTTCGGGAGCACCTTTAATTTAATAGGAGAAAAAATGTCAACATCATATTCAAGTGATCAAACAACCTTACTTATGGATACTATAGGTTCTGATACTTTATCACGAGCAGGTAGAGCTAGAATTACTTCTATTCAAGGAAAAGGAATAGCAAGTTCAGTTTTAAAATTACATGACTGTGCAACAGCAGGTGCTGCCGCTGCAGGTAATTTAGTAGCTACTTATAAATATGGAACTGAAGGATTAGAAGTATATGTCCCTGGTTCAGGTATTTTATTTAAAGATGGAATTGTATTTAATTTAGCTGGAGCAAGTGGAAGCGTTACGGTAACGATTACGGGAGCGTAGTCTAATGGCCACTATTACTTATACAGTCACTGTAGCTTCAGGGACTAACCAATACGGAACAGGTAATAAGTTTTATATCAATGGTGCCGTAAGTCCTGATTTAAATTTAGTTGAAGGTAATACGTATATCTTTGATCAATCAGACAGTACCAATGGTACACACTTTCTTGCTTTTTCTACTAGTGCAAATAATTCACCAGCTGCACCTTATACAACTGGTGTAACGGTTACAGGAACTCCAGGAACAGATGGTAAAACTACAATTGTAGTTGCAACATATGCTCCAACTTTATATTATTATTGCACAGCACACGCTGGAATGGGAGCAACAGCTTTCACTCCTGCAGCAGGATCGATTTCAAACCAAGCAACTTTTGAATCTACTTTTACAATTGATGAAGTAATTGAAGATGCATATGAAAGATGTGGTGTTCAAGGTATTACAGGTTATCAATTAAAAACAGCTAGAAGATCATTAAATATTTTATTCCAAGAGTGGGGCAACAGAGGTATTCATTATTGGGAAGTAGGAAATACAAATGTATTATTAGTTCAAGGTCAATCTGAATATACTTTCTATAGATCAACAGCAGATGGAGCAAGTTCAACAACAGCAGGTGGAACTAGCACAACATTAACATATGGTTTAGCAGATATTTTAGAAGCAAGTTATAGACAAAATTATAATAACTCTAATCAATCAGATTCACCATTAACAAAAGTTGACAGATCAACATACACAGCTTTTTCAAATAAAACAGCACAAGGAACTCCATCACAATTTTGGGTTCAAAGATTTATTGATAAAACTACTATGACTTTATATCAAACACCTGATTCATCGGCAGCAGGTAATTATATTTATATAAATTTTGTAAAAAGAATTACTGATGCAGGTGCATATGACAATGTTGGAGATATACCAAACAGATTTGTACCATGTATGGTTTCAGGTTTAGCATATTATCTAGCACAAAAATGGGCACTTGAAAGAGTGCAACAATTAAAATTATTATACGAGGATGAATTGTCTAGAGCTCTTGCAGAAGATGGGTCACCTACAAGTGCATTCATATCTCCTAAAACTTATTACCCAACGGCGAGTTAACAATGGCTAAATTTGCACAAGGAAGATTTGCTTTATCAATATCAGATAGATCGGGACTTGCGTTCCCATATACTGAAATGGTTAGAGAATGGAATGGAGCATGGGTACATATTTCAGAGTTTGAAAAAAAACAACCACAACTTCAACCAAGACCTTTTACAGCAGATCCACAAGCATTAAATTTTGTAAGACCTGCTAGAGTTGAACCTGCAACAGATGACATATTACCAAACGACCCGTTTACAACTGCATCTAACACAACTTTAACAGTTTCATTTTTTAATAGTGGTTTACAAGTAAATGACCAAGTAAGATTTAGTGATGTTAAGTTTCCTGTAGGAGGAGTATCTGTTGATGCTTTACAATTACAAACTACATTAAGTGCAGCCGTAACTGCAAGTGATACTACTATATCTTTAACAAGCACTACAAATTTTCCAACATCAGGTTTTATTATGATTGAATCTGTAAATACAGATTCTACATCTGCAAGTTATGGTTCGTTTCAAAATGAAGTTATTGAATACACAGGAATATCAGGAAGTGATTTAACAGGTTGTACAAGAGCAACATCAGTTCCGTACCGTGGTAAGACATTAACTAAAACTACAGCCGTTGCTCATCCATCAGGTTCAACAGTGTTTGGTTCATTTAAAGTTGCATCTTTAATTGAAACATCGTATGTAAATGATGCTAACACAACAGTTTACGAATATAATAGTTTTACAATAACGCTTCCAAGTGCGGCTACAGGAAGTGAAACAGGAGGAGGGTTTAATTGTTTTGTTGGACCACTTAACGAAAGACCTTAATTATGGCATACACACTTTCAAACTTACAAACAGATATTAGAAACTATACAGAAGTAGATAGCACAGTTTTAACTGATGCAATTGTAAACACATTTATTGTGAACGCAGAAAATAAAATATATAGAGAAGCTGATTCTGATGATAACAGATTCTATGCTACATCGACTCTAATTACAGGTAATAGATATGTAACTATTCCGTCTGATTTAAGAGTTATTAGATATATTCAATTAAAAAATACAAATGT